AATAAGAACCATATCGCAATCTCATTAGCATTAAACATACTTTTTCCCCCTTGTACCTATTATATTCTTATTATTCTTTCTATTATATTATATTTTATTCAACTTGTAAAGTTATGTCTACTAAAGTAATTATTATATGATATAGTTATTTATTTATTAATATCATTTTTTTTGTTTTTTTACAACACATTTTATAAAAAAAACAAAATAATTTGTTATATTTTTTAATCACATTCTTAGTAAAAAAAGACCTTCTACAATCGATTTTAAGCCTTTTTTTATTTTTGATTAATATAGTTTTATGCCTCTGTTTTAAAGGAGTTTGAGGGTTTTTTAAAATTTTTTTATTTTTTTTGAGAAAAATTGTTGACAAGTCGACACGACTATGCTAATATATATTTAACAAAAACGAAAGGACAAAGTGTAAATATGAAAAAAGAAGATGTTGAAATAAGAACTACAAAAATATTATTTGCCAAAAATGGAAATGGATATACTACAACTAGAATAACATTACCAGTTCCATGGGTTAAAGAAATGGGATTTGACGATGCAGATAGAACAGCAACATTAAAATTTGATGGAAAAAAAATAATTATAAACAAGGAGGATTTTAAAATGGAAGGAATGATTAAAGAATTAAAAGAGGAATTATTAGGTAAGGAGATAACATTATTAGACATGGATAACAAATGTGAAGAAATATTAGAATCTCCTACAAGCATCTACGAAGGTGATAATCTTAATTCTGCTTTAGATGGTACACTAGATATGGGAGAAGAAACAGAAAACGGTTGTATTTGTTATAGAACAATGAACGAAAATGAAGAGGTTAAAGAAATCGCAGTAGATTTTGATATATTAAGTAAAAATTACATAGAGAAAATGAATGAAGATAGTGACTATCAATTCAAAATTTTAGTTAAAGTAACTAATATATGGATTATATAAAAAATAAGAGGAAGAAAATTCCTCTTATTTTTTTATTTATACACTATGTGTTAAAGTTAAACCAATTTTTTTAATAAATTTTAAACTAATAATAGTTTAGAAAATATTACTTTTATTTTAAAATTCATTAAAATACATTACATGTTATAGTTAAACAATGAGGTAGATTTATTTAATAAAATCTACGGAATTGTTTGGAATAAAATTATAATATACTATGTTTATATTCTTGTCAATACTTTTTTAATTAAATAATTTATTCCACGTATTTTTTCCTACAATTCCATCCACAGTTAAACCTTTTGCTTTTTGAAAATTAATTACTGCGTTTTCTGTATTAGTACCAAAAATTCCATCTACAGCTATATTATATCCTTTGCAATATAATATAGCCTGTAAAATATATGTAATATTCCCACTCGCACCTTTTTTTACTGTAACACATGCATTTTTAGTAAGATTCCCAAATATTCCATCTACATTTAACTTTTTGTTATATTGCTTATTTAGTTCTTTTTGTAATCCAATTATTAGTGCCTTTTTAGTTTCTCTTCCATAAATATTGTCTACTGCTATGCTTAATCCATATCTTGCATTTATAGTGCTTTGTATTTTAGCAATAGTGCCTATATTTTTGCTTTTATTTTCTTCTTGTATAATTTGCTTGTTACCACATTCTACTAATCTATTTTTAAAATCTAGCCATTTAGCGGTACTTTTTACAAATGGTTCTGGACATATCTTATTTGTTACATCATAATGTCTTATTACATTTTCTACGGGTATATTATATTTTGCCATTAATTTTTTTACTAAGTCTATAGTATTGGCAATTGTTTTTTCAGAAACGTCTAAAGATCCGTTGTTATTATAGCAACACATTTCTATTCCTATGGAATTAGAATTTATACATTTTCCATAATAGGAACCTCCGTCCCCTTGTTTTAGCTTATCTCCACAGTGCCAAGCCCTGTCGCTATCTTTTACAACTCTATATATTTCGTTATCGTCTACGAAATAGTTTGCACTTGCATTTCTATTTACATTTTTAAAATATACAGAATTGTTATATGCTGTACTTATTGCTCCTACATAGTGTATAACTATATACTTGTTTATTTTATTAGACATTTTATTAAAATTTATATTTGTTAGGTTTTCTTTTATTTCCATTTAAAACACCTCTATTTATTAATTACTTTATTAGATAATAGGTATGTTCCTATTACACCTTGTAAAACTGCTATTATTTGTATTATCTGTGTAGCATATGGTATTGTTATACCATCTACCCCATTAATGCCTGCTACTAATGCACCTAGTATTGCTAATACATTTGTTGTATATTTTGCTATTTTTTTAATCTTTTCCATATTTTTCCCTACCTTTCATAACTTTTTCCCATTTTGCATGTATGTAACTGTTTCCATGCAGATCCTTTGTGTAATGATCGTATAGCTCATAAGCCCTCTCAATTTGGCACTCATCTTTTTTCTCGCCATTTTCTACATCTGCCAAAAAGTCCACTAAATAATTTCTCGCTTGAGATAAATCAAGCCCGTCAATTTTTTTATTGACAGGCTCAAACATTTTTTTTAGTATTTTTTGCATAGATATTATTATTGTTGTTACTGCTGTTATAAAGCTGGCTATAAGTATTATAGTATTTGCTATATTATTCATTATTCAGCCTCGCTTTCTACAGTTTCTTCTACTTCTTCTGCTGGTTGTTCTTCAATTACTGTGTAAACTTCTTCTACTTTTAGTGTTAAATTGCTATATTCTTCGTTGCTTATTTTAGACATTGCATAAAATACATTTAATTTGTTCTCTATGTCTTCTTTGTTTGTGTAATATTTTTTTGCAATTAAATTTTCTAGTAATTTTACTAATAGTTCATTCATCTTACTCCACCTCCTTCTCCAAATCTGTTTGCATATTATCCAATAGTAATGCACTTGTTTCTGTTGTACTTAATAATGCTTCTATGTTATCTAGTCTTGCATTTTGCTGTTCTAGTAGTTTTTTAACATCTTGCACATATTCTACTTCTATCTCTGTATTGCCTAGGTTTGTTTCTGCCCAAATGTTGTTTATGCCGTTAAATGTTTTTAGCAATTCTGGGAGTTGTCCTAGGTCGATTAACTCTGGTGTTGCTAATGCATAATATACTTCCAAATTATGCGTAGTTAACCATTCATTAAATGCATCCTTTGTTTGTATTTCGGATTTTCTTGTTAATCCAACACGAATATTATTTAAATCATATAATTCTAATCCTAATATATCCACGTTCCAAACTTTTTTTACAGGAAGATAGTTGCAAATTCCTACATCAGGAAATTTTGCTTTCTGCGTATTTGTTAAATAAAATATAGTGTTTTCTGTATAAGAACTCTTTTTCCATTTTTTTGTCCCGTCAAAAATATTTTTTTCAACATTTTTTTGTAATGCTACATTACCATTTCTATCTATTAGTAATTTGTCTTTTATTGTATCAGATATTGCACATAATTTGTTACCTTTTAAATCTACATTGATTGCCTTATTTTGGGATGGCTCATAGTTCGTTGCTGTCGTACCTTTTTCTATTTGCAAATCACTTATATCTGCTCCTAATGATGGATTTGTTAATCGTATCCTAACTATTAAAATTTTATCTTCGTTGAGTGTAATTGTTGTTGTAAAATTGGTTGTACTTAGGTTCATGTATATACGCTCTCTTTCGTCTACGATTTGGAAAGTTACAACGTTACTATTTGTCTTCGAACATTTTATAGTATATACTCCTTTTAATAATTTAAATTTATAACTAGTTCTATTTCCAATGGTTGTTCCATATGCACCCGCAGCACCGTCAACGAAGACCCACTCTGCAGTTGTTTTCTCAGAGGTAATTTTTATGTCGTTAAAAGGGTACCAGTTTTTGTTTACACTCTTTAAGATTACACTTTCAACCTGTTCAATTGCCTGCGGATAGTCTCGGTTTGGAGATGGAATTTTTCCTGTATAGGGTTCAAAATCACTTTTGCTTTCACTAATCCAAATTCTTATTTTTGCATTTTCAAATTTTGCGTTTTGATGTATCCAGAGAGAAGAACTTTCTTTGTCTTCTGTAGGTGTAATTGTGTTAAATATATCTTTTGTTAACCATTTTGAATTTATAGAACTTAAGAACACTAAAGATAAATCCGTTGGAATATTTCCACTTACTATTTCCCATTTTATGTAATATGGTATATTTGCTTTAAATGTAAAACTTTCAAATGCTAAATTAAATCCTCCTGTTCCGTTTATTGTTATGGTTCCATCTTCGTTTACTGTAACTTTGGAACTTTGTGCAACATTTAAATTCATCAAGTTTGTTCCACTAGTAGTCTCTTGCTTATACATTCCGCTAATTCCTGCATTAATAACTCTGCAAGGCTTTGCATCTTCTATGTATAGCTCGGTTCCGCTTGCTTTCTCTGTATCTAGTGCATTAAACAAATCCTCCGTTTCTTCTTCTAAATCTGCTATTCTGCTAGTTAAAGTTTCTACGTGTTCATCGTAGTCGGCAATTGCTGTATCTTTAGCAGTATTTATATCTTCTATTGCTCCATTTTTTGCTGTTTCTATTTCTTCCTTACTTTCTGCTACAACCGCATTTTTAAATTCTGTTTTTTCTTTTTCTGTAAAATAGTCTGTTCCTTTTATAGGCTTATCTCCCTTATCTCCTTTGTCTCCTTTTTCGCCTTGGATTCCTTGCTCACCTTTGTCTCCTTTTGCTCCTGTATCACCTGTATCACCTTTATCACCAGGATCGCCTTTATCACCTTTTTTGCCTGTGTCTCCTTTTCCGGCAAACAACTGCCAACACTCATCGTTTGGTGGCTCAACGGCAATACATCCTTCTTCTTTTATACAAACATAGGAAGAACCTTTGTGTGTTACAACATTTAAATATTCGTATTCAGTTTGCTCGCTATAATCGCCTACTGGATATGTTCCTACATAACCTAGCACCCTATCTTCGCTTTGATTGTTCAAGTTCCTTCACTCCTTCCATAAATTTTCCTTTTTTTATATATAAATCCACATTAGATAACTTCGTTGCATAAACTCCATGACATTTCATTTTCCTATCTACATAGAATTGCGGTAGTTGTATTGCTGTTGCCATGTTTTTTACACCTTCGGCTATGTCTGTTATTTCAGATTTTTTTTCAGTAGCATTGTTGTCGAAATCATCTGTTTTTGCTTCTGCATTGGCATTAAAATTATCTGTTTTTACTTCTGCATTGCTGTTATAATCTTCTATTGCTGTATTAGCTTGTTCTGCAAACTTCTCTGTTTCTTGCTCCATCTTTTTTTCTAATTCAACATTTTTGTTATACTGTTCTAATATGTTATCTTCTAATGCTTTTATTTTCTCTATATCGCCATTTATATCTATGGACACATTAGTTATAGCTTGTAAATATTTCTCATATATATTTGCGTCCTCGTCCGTATATTCTCTGTTGGATTCGTATTCTGCGGAAGATGTTATTATTGTCTTTGTAATTAGGTTGGTTGGGATTCTTTTTATTATTTTATCTTCTTTAACTAAAAAACCGAACTACACCAATCTGGTATCTGCCATTTGGTAAGTTCGGTAAAACTGTTTTATTATCTACTATTTGTTGCTCATATACATCGGAATCGTTTATGAATAACATTTTTTTAGCTAGGTTGTCCCACTCTTCTGAAAACGCAATATCTATGTTATACAGGTCTATTGCTTTCGCATATGTGTTCTCTGTTTCTACTATTTCTAAATAGTCTTTTTTTACTTTAAACTGCATTATAACACCTCACTTGCTACCAAGATTTTACTGTCTGTTATATAATAATAGTTAGAATCTGTATTTATTTCATACACAATAGCTCTTTTTTCTATTATTTCTATAATTTTTCTGTTCACAACAGCAAAAAGTATTTCTACTCCTGCGGACCCTGTTCCATCTTGTAGATTTTTCTATTATTTCTATATCTTTTATTTCTACTTTTCTTCCGGTTATATCCTCTAGAATATCTCCAACTTTCAAATCTCTTGCTATAACAATTCCTCTTTCAGTTATAAATGGGTGCGAATAACTTGCTTTTATTTCTTCATTTCCAATTTTGATTTTGTAAATATTACTAACTATATGCTCATATTTCTTTGTTACAGGCTTTATTCCAGATGTTGTTACTATATTATCATTTATTTTTATATCTTTTATTTCTTTCATTCCTGTTTCTGTTAGTATCTTAGTATCTCCTGTAAAACAAGCTTGTCCACCTGAGACCATATATAAACTATATTTATTACCGTAATTGTCTGAATTTAATAAAAATTCTCCTATGTCCGTATATGTTAATTTTATCCATATGTATATAATCGTATCTTCTACTATATCTGTATCTATGTTTCCATTATAATTTGTAACTTCAACAAAATTTGTTGGTGTTTCAGTTTCACTAGTTACATATCCAATTTCTATTTTTGATAAATTTTCTTGACTTATTCCTTCTAAATTATATCCCAGAACGCTTCCTGTATTATAAAATGTAAAATTTTGACTTCTTTTAATTGTATCTATTTTTAAATCAGATATTACTTTTTCTATGCTTTCAGCCAATAACTTAAGATGTGTAGGAACATCTGCTTTATCTGTTTCTTCTGGATATGGGAATTTATATTTACTTGTTTCTCCCATCTTCTCTTCCTCCTTATTTTTTTAAAATGTCATTATATGTTTTATTTTTCAACTGCTTATACGTTTTTTCTTTATAATCACTATACTTATAAAAAATATCTGCTAAATTTAGGGCGTGGCACCACCTATTTAAATCGTCGTTTGTTATAAAACTCGGACTTGTCCACTGCTTTTTTTTTAATTTTTCTTCTACGAATTTATTTAATTTTTCTATATTATCCTCTATTAATTGTAAATCCTCAATGTATAAAAAATCTCCCATACTTTTTTTGTAAGTATTTATTTTTATTAAATTATAAAAAGCCGAACTGGTATTTATAGATGTTACAATTCCGAAGTTCTCTGGCAGTTTATAATTTTTTAGATTAATTTCAGTTTTTGTATTATTTTCACATACTAAATAAAGAAAATCTTGATTTTTTCCCAAATTTTGTTTGAAATTTATTGCTATTCCTTCATAGTCTATTGTTTTATAATTTTCAGCATTTTCAAATTTACACTCACCTATCGAATTATTTTCGGTTGAAATAATTGGTACTACATTTTCTGTTACTAGCCATTCATATTCTACTTCACTTTCTATATCTAAAAATAACTCTTCTCCACTTAGATCATCTCCTATTTGAATGTTTCTCGTTTTACTTTTCAGCTCCGGACGTTCAATATTTAAATTTTCTAATATTTTTAACATAGTACTAAAGATATTATTATAATCTGTTACCTTTAATTTATCATCTTGAGTCCAATTATCCTTTAACATTATTTTTTTAATCTCCTTCCACTATCAAATAATAATCCAAAGTTCCGTTATATTCATATTCTATTCCTGTTATAATTCCTGTTTTATATATCATCTCATTTTTTGCATTATATATTCCTGTTTCAAATTCAATGGTATCTCCAATTTCATATGCAAATATGTCATTTATATGCAAAATATAGCTATATTTTTTCTTTAAGTTGTCCGTATACCAATTAGCAATTTCTTTGGCTTTTTCTTCACTTGTTATATTTCGATTATCTATTACTATTTCTTCATTTTTGCCATTGTTTATTATAAAATCATAGCTTGAAAATTTAAACGGTCTTATTTTGGCTGTTAATTCATATGTTTTGTCTGCATATTTGCTGTTTGGCAAATAGTGAATATATATTAAATCAAAATAAAGATCTCCTACATTTGATGTTACACCACTTTCATATATAGTGCCATCTTTATTGTAAAATGTAAAAATATAATTTAATACATCAGTTGCCAAACCTCCTGTGTTTCCTAAAAGTTCCAAACTTTTATTTGGATTTAATGTAGCATATCCATAATTATTTGTATTAAATTTCCCTGAAAATGCTTCTGTTTCCTCATCTAAATCATTCGAATATATTTTTATATTTATATTCTTTAATTTATCATCTTTCTCAATTTTAGGATACTCTTGTTGATTTTCAAGCTCTATTTTTGCTATAGGGGTTGTACATTTTAAACGCTTAAAAACAATTTCGTTTTCTATATTCTCAAAAACATTTGCTTTAAAAAAAATTCCTAAACTTGAAATATAGTTATCGGACCTCATTGTTTTTTCATATAGAGTTGTAGTCTTTTCCGCTTCGTTTTTTATTTCGTCATCTATTAGTATTTTTTCCGAAATTTTTTCATAATTATTGTTTTTTAACAAATATTCTAAAGTAAAAGGGAAATTATATATATCATCTTTATATAGCTCTATCCAATTACTTTTTTGCAATTTTGACAGTGCACCTAACCCAAATATTGTTAGCTCAAGTGTATTTTCGCCTTTTTCGAAATGATCAAAATATATGTCATCAACTTTTAAATAATAAATAATCTCATTAATTAATATCCCTAAAAAAACTGTAATTATATTGTTTTCGTTTAAGTTTGCTAAAATGCTTTCTTCATCAAAAATATTATATTCCTCATCTTCATCTACAATTTTTATCTCTATGCTTTTGCTTTCAAGTGTCTCATTTGTTAAATTTGCTCCTTTTTTTGCAGAAATTGAAATTATTTTGTCATCATCGTATTGAAAAATTGTTCCAATATACATATTCAAAATTTTTGCATGGCTATATTTTTGCGACCATTTGTAAATTTTAACGGTTACAATACTTCCAGTCTCTATATTTTTTAGTTTTATTTTTGTACTATTATTATTATCAAAATTATATGTTGTTGAATTACCATCTTTACCTTTAATAATTACATCAAATTCAATAGCAAATTCTGCTCTTAAATCTGAAAAAATTATGTTTAGATCTGCTATGCTATTTTTATCATTATCACATCTTTTTATGTATGTAACTGGGGTTTTAAAAATTCCATTCGGATCAGAAACACTATCACTGTACCACCCTTCGCTTTCTTCCGCATTCGAAATTATACATTCGGTTGTGTTCAAAGAAATTCCTTCATTTTCAAAGATGGCATATTTATACTTTTCGTTTACTATATTATTTATATATACACTATCACTTATTAATACTCGAGCACTATTCGTCACTATTCTAGCTCTAGCACCATCAATCAATTCTTGAGGTATTTTAATCATTATATTGTACCTCCTGTATACTTATCTGCTTTTACTTGTATAAAATTACATTGCACATCTTTCCACCCAGTTACAAGATGTGTATTTGGATCTATTGCACTAGCACTTGGCTTTAAATCACCCGCATACATTTTTTTTGTTATTATTTTTCCTTTAGTATTCGGGAATTTGCACTCAAATTCTTTTTTAAATTTTAAATCTGTTAAAAAACTTACTTGTTCTTTAGTTAAAAAATCCCATTGCATTTCTATTTTCCATCTTGAGCTTATTATTTTTCTTATTAAATCTCCTAAAGCATTTTCTGTGCTATTTTCCCTTAAATTCGGATATGGAATATATTTAGATGGAGTAGGTAATGACACTCCATCTGCAACTATTACATTATTTTCTTTTATCATTTTCTACTCCTTCCTAATGTTCTAATATTGGTTTATATCCTCTTCTTTTTGCTTCATCATTTAAATCATCGAGTATTACTTTGGCTATTTCTCTTCCATTTACAATCATCTTGTTCTCAAGTGTAATTTTGCCAGAGTTTGTTTCAGCATTGTCCGATAATTTTGAAATTATGTCATTTAATTTATTGTTGTTATTATTTTTTTCTATCATAAGGTCTGTATTTATTTTTGGTTGTGTTATATTGTTTACACCATCAGCGTTAATTGTGTACGACATTACAGATGCCATATTTTCCATTTCACTTTTTACTTTTCCTACATTTTGTCTAATACCATAAACCATCAAATCTATCATATCCGGCATATATGTGTGGAAATTGCTTAGTGGTCCTTCATCCGGTTCAGTGAAATGTAGAAAACTTTTAATTTTACTTGCAACATTGCTTACTGCCGATGTCACTTTTTCTGTATTTCTTTTTATTCCATTTGCCATATTTTCTGCTAAATCTCTTCCCCATCTTCCAGCATTACTTGCTAATGTAGAAAAAGTATTTCCAGTATTATTATCCCAGTTTTTTATTATTGTACTGGCCCTACTTAAACCTGTAAAAATTGAACTTTTCATTGTTTCTAATTTGTTTCCAACTGTTTTACAACAATTTTCCCAACAATTTGACATGTTACCTTTTACATCTCCAGCCCAATTCAACACATTATTTTTTATATTTCCAATTTTTGTTCCAATTTCATTTTTCATCTCTTCTATTTTCTTCAATGCATTTTCCTTCATTTGTCCAAAATTTAAAGGAACATTTCCAATTAAACTTGCTATTCCATCTAACAAACCTTGAACAATATATTGACCAATTTCGTACATTACTTTTGATGGGCTGTGAATTTGAAATAAACTAACTATTGCTCCAATTATTGATTCATCAAATTTTTCTTTAATCCAATCTTTTAAATCTCTAATTTTTTCATGCATTCCTTGTTTTATGCCTTCTACAATATTTCTTCCTAATGTCTTAATAGAATCTGTTAAAACGCTCCAATCTCCATTTATAAAAAGTCTTGTATATTTATCCTCAAAATCTTTTTTAAATTCTTCCATTTCTTTGTCAGTTAAATTTAATCCCCACATTTTTACAAGCAATTCAGTGTGATTTTCCACTACAGAGCCTCTTACTGATGTAAAAAACAAATTCTTTAAACTTACAAGTAGTCCTTTAAATCCGGTCCATAATGTATCAAGCAATTTGCTCCAGTCAATATCCTTTATTGCTTCTTCTATTCCCTCACCAATAGAAGTTCCGAAATTTGCCCAATCAAAATTTTTTACAAATCCATATGCTGTATCTACTGCAGAATTTATGCCATCTGCAATTGTTCTACCTGTTAATTTCCAGTCTTGAGTCTTTATTCCAGAATTTAATGTTGTTGCAACTGCTTTTCCAATTTTCTCAAAATTAGTTCTTTTAAAAAAAGTATCTGTAAATATTAACGCTGTATTAATTCCATTTCCAATTGTTGAACCTATCAAGCTCCAATCTGTTCCATCTATAAATCCGTTAATAAAGTCCGCAATATTAGTAGCTACTTTCTTAGCGCTATTTTGTATTTTATTCCACGGAATTTTTTCCAAAGATTCATTTATTTTTTTCCCTAGCTCTTCTCCAACTTTATACCAATCTCCGTTTTTTATAGCTTTTATAAGTGTATTGTCTAAATTTTCAATTTTAGACAAATCAAAATTTGGAGTTGCTCCAGCCGCGCTTCCACTTCCACTACTATCTTTTTGTATATTGTGTATTTCATCGAAATCTGCTACATGATTTGATTTACTTGCTTTTGCAGCCTTTCCAGCACTTTTTGCCATATTATTGTATGCTTTTGCACTTGCATTAGCAAAAATATTTACTCCTGTTAAAGCATACGCAACGCTTTGTATCGCCTTCATTAGCTGATATACTAAGTTAGTTACAAATTGAATTACTGGTGCTAATGCAGATCCCATCGCATATTTCATGTACTCTATATTTGCACTTAATTGTTTAGCTCCAGCATTCTGACTGCTTAACCATGTATTAGCGCAACTACTTAATGTGCTATAAATTCCTTGCATAGAAAATAGAGCTCCAGCATATTTCAAAATATGTCCTAAACCATTTTTTACTCCTGTCCCCATGCCTCGTATTGTGTTTTTCACATTTACAGCTATGCCTTGTACATTATTCATTTGTGGTGTTATTTTTCTTAAAGAGCTAAAAATAGTAGAGAATATGTTTCCTCTACTATTTGTATTACTTTCTAATTTTTGTTTTTGATTGTTCAATTTCTCTAGTTGTGCTTCTGTTTGTATTATATCTTTTGTATTTAAATGTATTTTTCCTTCCTTAGCTTTTTGTAATTTTTCTTCAATTTCACTAATTTTATATTTTACCAAATCTAATTGCTTAGTATTTGGATTTATACTCACATTTTGTAACATACCGTTAACTTGTTGTACTTGTGGTTTTATTTGTTCTATCTTAGATTTTAATGTATCCCAAAAACTAAAACTTTGCTGACTAGGTTGTGCATCTGCTTGCATATTTGAATGTGTATTAATTTGTGGCATACTCAAATTTTTATTTAATTGTTGATTTGTTTTTTCAATATTAGTAGGTAGTCCTTGTGCCTCTTTATTAAGGCTAATCAGCTTTTTTAATATACTGTCATATTGTTCTCCTTTAGGTGTATTACTTAATTCGTCGCTGAGTATTTCCATATTTTTATGTAATTCTTGTTGTCTCGTGTTTAAGTTGTTTAGTTTATTAGATGTGCTATCTAATCCTGTTGTAGTAAAACTTACTTCATTTGGATCGTACTTATTTATAAAATCTTGAATTGACTTAGTATCATATTTTATATGTCCTACTTTAGAAACTTCTTTATTAACATTCTGAGTTTCAGTTTTTAATTCTTGCATTTTTTGTTTGTATCTTTGCAAGTCATATGCATTTTCCAATTGATCTGAACTTCCTTTTAATTTTTGTACTTCTTTAGATACTCCAGCTATTTCTTGCTTTATTCCTTGCATTTTTATACCACTAACATCATTTGGATCAAATGTCTTTTTTATTTTGTTCTTTACTTTATTTAATTCTTTATCAATTCCACTAGCTTTTACTTTCTTAGCTAACCCATTAAATTTTACCTTCTCGGTTTCTGCTTGTATTGTTGATAGTTCCTTTTTTATTTTTGGAGAGATTTTTTTAAACTCCCTTAGAGCTTCTTCAACCTTTGCTGTTACTATTATTTCTATTTCTTCTACAGTCATATTTTCCCTCCTTTCCTAAAAAATAAAATGTCAGAAAATTTATTCTGACGTGAAGTATTTTAAATTTTTCAAATTATTTTTAGGCAAAAGAAAAAGTCTTGATTTTCAAGACTTTTTCTGTTTTTACTTATTAATTTCAATAAAATCTGCATCTATTTTAGGTAATGTAACCTTAGCTCCCATTATAGATGTATAAGAGTAATCTCCTTTTGCAGTTCCATATATGGTTATTATATCATTTTCTAATATCTTATCTTCTCCATTTTTTGGAACATATGTTACATATATTGTATCTGTATAATATCCATACTCTTCTTTTGTTATATTTACTCTTAATTCAGTTTTGTTATTATATTCTGTTACTTGTATAACTTCTCCAGTTACTTTTACCTTTGTTCCTTTAACATTGTCTGGATTACGTGCTAATTCTTCATAACTTTTTTCTATACATTCATCTTTGTATTCAGTTTCATCTACTACAATTTCATTATGAGTATTGTTTTGTAATATACTTGTATTATTACTTGGATTAATAATAAAGAAAAAGCTAAAAAACATTGCAAGTATTCCTAATACTAATCCTGCAATTCCTTTATGTTTTGTTATATAACCACAAAATCCAAATATTGCAGCTAGTGCTCCTAAAATCATACCTACATATGGTATCCAGCATGTTACAATTCCCAATATTCCCAATACTAGTGCTGTTGTTGCCATAACTTTTACCTCCTAAAAAAATAATAAGTACATTATATCATTTTTTCTTTTTGTTTGTGTCGAATTTTGTCGTTTTTTTATTTTTTTTCAAAAAAATTTCTAAACACTTTGGTTAATGGCACAATTTTAGACTTTCTATTTAATGGATGTGCTTGTATTATTTTATTTGTTACTGCTTCATTTAAAATTATACTTTGTTTATAATTTTCGTTTTCTTTTATAGTATTACTTGCACAATACAAAGTTACTCTTTTAAAATCGCAATTCCAAAACTCCCTTGGTTGCATCCCATAATAATAACAGAGTGGTTCATATGCATATACTAACTGCTCTATAGTTTGGCTAGTTTGAATATTGGCAATTATATCGTCTAGCCTCGTGAAAACTTGAACTCTTCCTCTGCAATATTTGCTACAGCTTTCTCTGCTGATTTTTTTATTATCTCGTTCATATCTATTGTTATATCGCTGTTTATTTTTTCCATCAATTCTTCTTTTGTCATTTTTTTGTTGAAAAAACCCATTTTATTTATATCCTCAGCAATTTCTTTAAATATATCATTGTATGTTTTATTTTTTTCTTCCATATATACATCTATAAAATCATAAACTTCTTCGAAAATTTGGAATGCAGATATCCCTGTATCTGAATCTTCTGCAAATATAAAAATTATCTTTGACAAAGACTCAAGATTTTTTTCTGTTAAAGCTTTAAAATATACCTCTTCAAAACTTTTTCCATCTAAAAGGTTTGTTATTTTTACAATCTTACTTGTTCTATATACTAAACTTATTTTTTTATTTTTTGTTATCATTTCCATTATTTTTCTCTCCTTTGCAAAAGAGAGAAGGCACACTTATGCCTCCTCTATATTTTTTCTGTTGTGCTAGTAATTTTACTCGTTCTACTCCTAGCACTTAATGTAGAACTATTCTGTGGGAAACCCTTCATTTTCTTCTACAGCAGATGTTTTATACAGTGACATCTTATCTTTTATAAATTCTTCTGGTGTTATTGTATCTAATGTAATTCTTATTTTTCCAGTAAAATATCTTACAAGTGGTTTTCCTTTAGTTTGTGCTGTTGACTCTGGTAATTCAAAGAACCAGAAATATTCTTTGTCTTTATCTAATTCTCTTAATCTTTTATGTTGTGTATGTGTATATAATATCGGTATTTCTATTGTTTCTGCCTTTCTTATCCCTGGCTGTGCTAATTCATAGTCTAGATCCAATACAGTTGCTGTTATTGCATCCGGTGCTTGCTCCAATTGTGGAATCTCTGAAGTAAAACTTACTTGTGTTCTTTCTCCAACTTTGGTTTCTGAGTACCAAACTTTTGTCAAAGTTGATACATCTGGTATTTCTCCTGCCATAATTAATCATCCTTTCTATTTTATAAATTCAAATGCGTTCGTTATTCCATTATAGCGAACCTCATATGTTACCGTTAATCCATATTTTTTTGATGTGTTATCAAAAATTAACGGACTTGTATTTGTTCTGGTTAAATTGTATTCTTGTAATTTATTATCAATTTCTTTTGCCATATCCATACATGATCTTTGTTTTGCATTCCAGCATGTAACTGAAAATTGAAACATTGACAATATTGGAAATGCATTATGTGTTTTTAATATACTTTTTAAGGGATTGTGCAATTCGATACATGGAAATACACTTTCCGTTGTTGGGTACTGTAATGTTTGCTCATATTCCAAGCTTTCTAGCTTTTCAAACATTAAATCAGAAAACTCCTTTTCACTTAAATTTCTCACTTGCACGCCTCCTTTATGATCTCGTTTATTTTTTTCTTTATTATTTCTTTGTTTTCTGCTCTGGTTTTAAATTCTGCATCTGTTAAAAAATGATTTGCTTTCATACCTGTTGCTACATAGAACTGTGTATTATTTATTGTTGTTATTGGAAAATTTAGTTTCCTACCGACTTTATGTACTGGAATATACCATTCTGTATAACCTGTTTCTATAAAATGTTTTGTGTTTCCAATATGCTCTTGCTCTGCGTATTGTCCTGTTCCAAAATATTCAAACCATAAATAGGATTGTCCGTTTTCTCCTAAAAATTTTGAAGGATCTGCATATACTCTACCTTTTATTGCTCTTGTTTGCATATTAACTAATTCAATTAATATTCCCTCGCTTCTATGTCCTCGTTCAAGCCTTATTGCATATCCTTGTATATTTTTTAATACATCTTCTATTGCTTGTCCTATTTTGTTTTGCAAGCCACTTTGTATTTTTTCGATTTTTTTAAAATTATGCTTAACTTTTATTTTACAACTAATTCCCATTGTTTTTCTCCAATTTATACAAGGTATTTTTTCCTACTTTAGGATTATCTGTTACTATGTAATCTGGTATTATTTGTTCTATTTTAGATATATCTTTTAAGGATATTCCATCACCTTTTGCAATGTTATATTCCATATCTGTTCGTGCGTTTTCTATACTGTAGTCTACTTCTCCGTTTGTTTTTCTGTCTAATTCATTTAAGTCTTGTTGCAAATTTAACCAAGCTATTCCTTTATATTTCCATTTTTTTTCTTTCTCTCCGTGGTCATTTATTGTTGTATGTTCAGATATCCATACTTTTGTTAAATCTCGCAATAGCATTAAGGTAACCTCCTTAAACCAGTTTTTATAATGTTATTTTTTAAATTATCTATAACATCTTCAAATGAACTTGAAATAGAACCTTCATTGCGATTTATTAATCCCTCTGAACCTCTTAATAAATATATTGCCTTTACAGCTTTTTTTATATGTGGAAATAATTTTGCATCATGTTCTGGTCTATTAGAAATATCAGAGGCAATAGAACTTACTTCCTCTAATATCTCAGTTAAAACCTCTTTATCATCTTTATAATTAGCTCCTAAATCTGCTATTATTTTATTTATCTTAGTTTCTGCCATTTCTATTGCCTCCTATTTCTAGGCCATTGAAGCAATTGTTGCTATTCCTGCTTTTTTAGCCTTATTTTCTGAATCAACTTCAACAATTACTATTTTTTGTCCTGTTGTTGCTGTAATTTCGTCTGTTCCATTCCAAGCTGTGTATCCAGTTGTGCAAACTGTATCATATTCTGGTATTGTTGGATTTGCAGCAGCTTTATATTTATAGCTATTTCCAGAAGCTAATGTAGGTGTAACAGTTACCTTTGTTTTTTCTGTTGAAGTTCCTGCTACTGATGTTACAGTTAATTTTGCAAGTTTAGCATCTGTTACATAAAATATTGTATCTTCCATTAAAGCTTGTGTTCCTTTATATAAGAAATCTTCTAATGCTACAGCATCATCAAATGGTACTTTCTCTGCTCCGTATTCTGAAACGTAGAAAGGTTGAGCAATAGCTCCGTCCATCATTACAACAGCTTTTACTCCATCTGGCAATCTTGTTGATTCATAAACTCTAACAGAGTCATACATACCAATTGCTTGTTCTTTTGGATCTGTTCCATTTGGTAAATCATCAAGGATTTTCTTCATTCCCTTTCTATATTCGCTATCTACTACAATAACCAACAAATCTGATTCTATTCCATCAATAAAATCATTTTTTAAAGTTCTTGCTTTTTGCAATAAAGTATCAATAGTGTCTTGAATGTTGTTTTGAGCAGATACTTCTGTTCCTTTTAATACCTTTTCAAAGAACTCTCTATCTAAATATCTTATAATAGCTGATTGATGATTTACTTTCCTCTTTTCAGCCATACCATCAATACCATAAAGTTTTACATCTTTTCCTTGTAATTCCTCTACAATTTCTTTATCTGTATCAATAACAACTTTTACTAGTTTATTTTTTACTTTATCGCCTTTTCCAGCGGCTCTTGCAGTACCTTTGTCTTTTAATTCTGCATTTACAAATCTTTTATATTCAATTACTCCACCTTCTGGATTTCCAGAACCGTTTTTTGCTTTAATTTGTTCTGATACTGCTTTTGCAGATACATTCTCTAATACTCCACTTAATACTTGTTTTAAATTATCTTTTGTTTTGCCATCTTGTAGCATAATATTTAATGCTTCTTGTGTAATTTCACTCATTTTAAATTCCTCCTATTTTTTAGTAACTTGCTCTAGCTATTGATTTATTTTGTGTATTATCAATACCTGATTTTTGAATTGGAGTATCTTCTTTTAGCCTCTCATTTACAGCTTTTTCAACAGCTTTATTGAACGCATTTGAAACCTCTTCTATTTTTGAATTGATTTCCTCTGCCTTAACTGTTTCAAAATTAAAGAAAGTCAATAAAGATATATCCAATCCTTTTTCACTTGCGATTTTTGTTGCTTGTTCTTTTAGTCTATAGGCATTTAATTCTGCAAGTGCTTTTTCCTTATCTGCCTTTTCCTTTTGCGCTTGATATTCAAGTTTCTGCTCTTTGTTCATCTTTGCTAACTTTTCAGCTTCACTTTTTTCACTATTCATTAGCTCTTCCCAATTTGTTTTTGCTGTATTTATAGCCTTTTGAACTCTTTTATCAAATTCTGCTTGATTTTTTCCATCTTTTAAGAAATCATCAAACGTTACAGGGTTGTTGTTTGTTCCTGTATTATTTTGGTTGTTTGCTCCCGCTGGTTCATTATTTGCCCCAGTATTAGCATTGTTTGGATTATTGTCTTGGTCTTCCATTTTTTACTCCTTTTGCCCCAGCCATTGCCTAAGCCCCAGCTATTGCGAATTTGTATTCTGTTGTTCTTTATAGCCTGCATCCAGTAAAAAGGCATAAAAAATAGACGTACGTCTACGTCCAAACTTTATAATTATAAAATGTTAATAACTTATTTATTATTTTTGTTCTTTGCTTTCATGTATCCATCAGCAAAATTATATTTAAATACCCATATAACAGGTCTAAATATTGTAATTATAGTAAATATAATCCAATATGCAGCGGGCATTTGTAATTTAATGCTTAATATTAAAACTAATAACCACATATTATTTTTCCTCCTCCACGATTTTCCAATCTTCGGCTAACATATCAGCTTGACTTGCTAACCACCCAATTTGTACTCCTGATGTTCCTACAAATGCTATTGCTTTATTTCTTATTGCATCATGCTCAGCATTTATTATTTCATCATTAGAATTTTTATAACTGATATTAGTTGCTAATTCTATGTATTGATTTTTGCCATTCCAACCTTGCCTTTGTAGTCTTTTACCTTCTTTTAAATATTGAATTGCTTTTCCAAAATCAAATACATCCGTTTTTTCATCTTGTTTTTTTGTCATTTTTCTATATCTATTACTCATTATTATTAATTCATCATATTTTTCTTGATCCGCTGTTATTGTTGGTGTAAGAAATGCTCTATCTATACCCATTTTTTAATCCTCCTTCTTTCCATAATAAAAGCACCTACTTTTTAGTAAGTGCTTAAAATTATGGCAAATATATTATTGTTGAACGACAATAATGAAAATGATGCTGAATAGGTGGTAAATTTACACTTAATACTAAACCATTACATTTAATTCTTTGTAATTTTAGTTCTTTTTGTGTTTCTCCATAATACCTGTCGAATACATTTTCTTTATTGATGTAAAACTCTTGATTATTCAAACTATCGCACATTAACGTTGTTTTATCATCTTTCACTGCTATAAATTTTACTTTTCCATTATTTCCTGTAATTGACTTTATTCCTTCGACTTTTGCTAAATTATTTAAGCCTATCATCTGCAAATCTGCTGCACCTGATATTTTATTATTATTTATATTAAGTCTTTGTTTATTTTGCCTATTTATTATTGCTTGGAACTCATTAGAATCAATTTCTAGGTCTTTTTTTTGTTGTATATTTAAAATTACTTGCTTATATATTTGTTGTGTATTATACTGTATTGTTGCTTCAATATACTGTTTCCAATTAAAGCCACTATAGTTTGGTTGATCTAACAATGCAAGGAATAAAGCCATTGTTAATAATGATGACTTTTTCTTTTTGTTTACCTCTTGCTGACCCTGTTCGTAATAATAATTGGCATCTTCATACATTATTTGTGTTTCTTGTTCTTCAAGTTTGTTTTGTTCTTCTATATATGCACTATAAATAAGTAATTCTAATATTTCACTATTTTTTACTCTTGTTCTTTTATAAATATTATTTGCTAATGTTGTAAAATAGCTATTATTCTTCAATAAACCTTGCTCTTTCCAACCTTTTATATATGTATTTATTCTTTTTTTAGTTTTATTATCTGCTATATTATAGATGTTTTCTGTTGTAAAATTAAATGTATCAAAGATTTCTTGAAGTCTGTTCTGTGTTTGTTTTGATGTTTTATTATATAGTTGTTTTAACTGTCTCATATAATTATCATGTACTTTCCACATATAAAACACCTCTATTCTTTATTGATTTGCTTATTACCAACTTTTGTTTGCTCTTTCTTATTGTCTGCTGTTAGTTTTTGTGCTTTTTGTGTATCTGTCAAATCTGTTACTTTATCGTCCTGTTTGCCTTCTTTGTTATCTTGCTCTACTCCTGCTTGTCCCATCATTTGCATTTGTTGTAAATTCTTTTGAATATTCTCTTCATTTTGTTTATCCATTTCTGCAAGTTCTGATTCTGCATCTAATCCAAATGGTAAATGACTTATAATTGATTTATCACTTACCAATCCTCTTAATTTTAACCAAGCAGTTGTAAGACTTTCAGTATCTGTTGGCAAATTACGTATTAATATAACATCTATATCTCTAAAGTCATACTCTTTATTTTTCTTTAAATTAATTCTTGCTGTTATCATTTCCCACATTCTTAGGTATTCTTTCCTAAATAAATGATGTGCTTGTTGTAATACTTGTTCTAAAGGAAAAAACTTCTTTTCTAAAGCTGCTGCATTATCAGCATCTGTAAAGCCTTGGTCTGTTACATTTGGCACTCCTGAAATCATAAGTGCCATATCTATACATGTTTTCTTGTGATTTTCTGAAGCAGTATCATTTATATTTTTTATAATCCAATCAATATTGCCATCTTTATCAGGTGTATAAAATACTTTTGCATTTAAAATTGCTTCATCTTCTTGTACTCTTGCAGGATTTTTTGTCATTATTATATTACCATCTTTATCTTTTTGTTCTTCTCCTTTATCGTTTAGTAGTGGTATTAAAGGATCATTTGTTGGAGAAAATCCTGTTATTTTTAATTTAGCATTATCGTTATAATCAAAAATATTTGCATTGTTTTCTATTACTTTTTCATTTTTATTTATTAAAGTTATAACATTTTCAAAAAATGACATTCCATAAGGGTTTTCTACAGCAAAACAGGGTAAGTCTGTCCATCTTACTGGTTTATCGCTACCGTCTACTTCTTCAAAGTTATATTCAGCATTTTCTGTAATAGATTTCTTTTCAATTCCATCAACAAATTGTTTTTTATAGTCTTTTGTTATTATTTCTAAATGTGTTTCAATTCCTCCAGTTGCTGTATTCTCATACCAACATCTTAATAAACCTATTTTTGTGCTTGGTACATCATAATTCCATATAGCAACTGTGTTTAAACTTGAAATATTAGCGTAAACTTCCTCGTTTTTATTGTTTTCATACACTAAACCATAACATGCTCCAGTTGTAATATAATCAAGTACACAGTCATAAAAAAAGCTACCATTGTCATTATATTTTGCAATATAATCAATAATAGCTTGATAGTCTTCTGGATCATTCTTCTCTCCAAAAATTCTTTTAAATATTTTATTTAAAATTCCTTTTTGAGTCTCATTTATATTCTTAACTTTAAATTGAGGCTCTTTTCCTCCAAAATATCCACTTGCAATAATGCTTATATAATATTCAAGTGCAACGACAACATCTTTTCCATCATATTTCCTTGTAAATCTATCCTGTAAATATTTTCTATGCATAAATATTGGCAATGCTTTTCCCCATAACACACTTATATTTTGATTTATATTTGCTTCATTTAAAAACTCATCTTTATATTGTATTTTTTCTACAAAACTCATTATTTTTCTCCTTTACATTATACTGTTATATCCAAATTGTAATTTCTTTTGATTTATGTATTTCTCTATTGCATATCTCATTGCATCCATCAGATGATTAAAATCATCAATTGGTCTATTAATTTTGTTCCCAAATTTATCTTCATCCCAAGTATAATTACTTATCTCTGTTATAAAATTTACACATCTAGGATGTATTATTAATTCAAAATCTTGTATAAATTGAATACCATTATTTATACTGTCTTTCCCTTTTAATGCACCTGTAATATGCCTTAATCCTAATCCTCTTAATTCATCTATTGACTTTGGTTCTGCACTATCTGCCGTTATCTTTTCTTTTGAATAGCCCATTTGATTTATTTGGTCATATATCGCTTTGTTACTCATTCCTTTTTGATATATTTCATCATATACATAAATCTTTTTGTTTTTTAAATCTATTGCACCACAAAATAGTGCTGTTGGATCGTTTGTATAACCAAAGTCTAATCCAAAAGCACTATCTAAGTTTCTTATTGTATTTAATTCGAATTTTTCTTCTTTCCAATTTTCATAAACCAATCCATCAACTATACCCCAGTTACCTAATCCTGCAACTTGATATCTTCTAGGATTATTTTTCTTCATTCTTTCAAATACTTTTTTATCTGCCTTATCTAGCCACTCGTTACAAAGATAATTTGTTGTCATTGCTAATATATCATCATCTTTAACATCAAAAAATCTTTTCTTAATCCAATGATGTTCATTCCAAGGATTTAATGTTATTGTTATTTGTTTAAATAATCCCTCTGGTACTTCTCCGTCTTATACTTTCATCTATTACATCAAAATCAGATTCTTTTGTTATTTCGTATGCTTCTTCAATCCATAACCAACATAAAACACCAATATCTACTGATATTGATGTTACTTTTAATGGGTCATCTAATCCTCTAAAATATATTTTTTGTCCTGTTGGCTTATATGTCATTTCTAGTGGACTTTCTTTTATTTCCCAAAAACTATCTACTTGTAATCTATGTATTGCCCATTTTAATTCTGTAAAACAACTATCTTTTAATGTTCTAAATGTCTTTCTAATTACAAGTGTATTAGCTTCTTTATATTTCATCATGTTACTTATTATCCATAATGCTGTTGTCTTTGATTTTTTACTTGCTCTTGAACCTTTGCATACTCTATATCTACATTTGCAATGCCAATACTCTGCATAACCTTTTCCAACTATACTTTGTAATGATAGGTTATTTACTTGTTTCTGTATATTTTTGTTTATTATTTTATTCTGTAATATCATCTGTTATCACCACTGGTATATTTCCAGCAACTTCAAATTTTTCTTTAAATGTACCATATCTTTTTCCAAGTAGTTCTGCACATTTTGTTCTATCTTGTAATGAAGCATCTAATCCAAATTGGTCTTTTTCTTCTCCTCGCATTACTTTTGTTAAGTACTGTAATACTTCATCCTGTGTGGCAATTCTTTGGTCTTCTTTTTCTTGAAGTTTTATCTTTATAAATTTGTCTAGTTTTGACAAGTTTTGTGAACCTATTCTATTGAGATTTTTTCCCTTATATCCTGCCTTTTTACAGGCTTCTGTTGCATTTGCAGTTTCTATATAATAATCAATAAATCTCTTTTGCATTTCTGTTAATGAGTTATATTCCTCTTCTATATTTTCATATTCCATCTGCCTCACTTCCTTTTCTATGTTCATCTATTAGATATTTCATTACATCTACTTTACTATAACATTCTTCTTTTTGCTTATATCTATCTTGCAATTCAAACTTGTCTGTTTCCTTGTTATATATTTCTACTTGTTCTTTTTTTAGTATTTGGTATTTAGTACAATATTTACAATTTTTCTCACTATAAAATTGGAAACTATTTATTTTATATATTTGTCCTTTTATAGATAAGGCGTATAATAATTTATTTATGTTTTGATTTATGTTCATTTTTTACCTCAAAATATTTATCTACTATATTTCTTATAATATCGTGTGAATTTGATACTATATCTACTACATCTTCTTCATTATAGTTTCTATCTTGATGTGTTATATATGTAATTATGTAACAATGTCCTAATTCATGTAATAAGGTACTTCTTTTTCTGTCTTGGCATAAATCTTTATCTAAAAATATTGTTTGTATATCTGCATATGTTAATCCATAATATTTTCCATCTGTTATTGGATTTTCATAATGCTTTTTTAATTCTTCTTTCATTTCTTGTTGTGATAATTCTTTTATGTACCATGTTTTATTATTTATTTTAAATTTCATTTTAATTTCCACCTCGCAAACATTCGTTCTTAATTAAATATGGGCAGTACACTTTTTGCTTTTTTATACTTGTTATAACTAAAAAAGAACAGCCCTTGCATTGCTTCGGTAACTGTTCTTTTATACTGTTTAATCTTTCTTTATGTTCTGCTTTCTCTTGTGCAGTGTACTGTTCTATTGCTAACTTATCGTTATAGACTAATTTTCTTGCACACATACTAATTCTCCTTCTATATTCTTTATTATTTTACAATCTATGTTCTTATTACAATTCTTACAGTTCTTTTCTTTAAATTCTTTTAATTTTTCTTCCATAACACTACACACCTTTCTAAAAAAACACTAAACAATAATATAATTATAGGATATATTAGATTCTATGTTATATTATTGTTTACTATATTTTTAAGACTTAACTAGGATGTATATTGATATATATTAATAAATAAAAAAGAACTAGCTATGTTATATAACTAATTCTTTTTTGCGCTATTCAACATCCTGTTGCTTAATTTTTTTATATTATTTATAGAATTGCTATTATAATTATACTATATATCTTTTCGTAATTACAAGGTAAAAAATAGGTAAAAAATAGGTAATTTTTAAAATTTTATAAATTTAGCATCTTATTTGTTGCTTTTTCAACTATCTTTTTTATTGCTTCAGAATCTCTTGTTTGATTAAACAATTTAAAATGTAAATTATTGCCTATGTCCTCATAACTTCTCCCCTCTACATAGAACGCAAACAGAATTT